CCGATGCACATCCCAACCCCCAGCCCCAAAATCTTCACGCGCAACCTTGTCAGCAAAATAGTTGTGATTCGACGGGAACGTTTCCCCATTCCGTATCTGGAAGAAATCGTCCGCCTGCAACGTCGAACTATTGTCATGATCCATAGGCACATCCAGGTACGTTACCGGCACACTGTGATGCTCCGCCCTGCGCGCCATATCGTTATCCTCAAAGTAAGCAGGGAATAATGCCTCATCGAACAAACCCACACGCCTCACAGCGTCATAGCCGAGCGCGAACGCCTGCCAATGTGGAAACACCTTAGCGAGTGTTATCTCCGCCCTGTGAGCCTCTGAGAGCTTCTCAAGGGCATTAGGCTTGAACACCACATCGTTTGATGCAATAAACCACCGGTCAGCATACGGGAACGACTTTATCCCCAAGTTCCATGACCCCGCCACCCCAAGATTCGCAGGCATAGGCAAGTAAGTCGTGTGTCGCACAACCTCCGGGACGGTGATGCTCAAGTCATGCTCAACCACGCTCGCCCCGTTATCAATGATGAGCAAATGCTCGACCGGGTAGTCAATGCTCGACAGCATGCGCTGAAGTAGATCGTAACGGTTCAGCACCGGAACAATTAGGTTCTCAAGCATTACACTCCCTCAAACTTGTGGCCCTCGAGATTCAGGTTGATAAACGGGTTCAGAGAATACACCGTCACCCCGCACTTCTCTGCAAGCCAATCTTTCATAAGCTTGTGATGGGCGTTGTATAACGTCCAAGGTTTGTGACCGTCAACAGGATAACTACTCACCCGATGCGCGTCGTCAATCGTGCCACAGTCAGCCCCGACCAGCACAATGTGCGCTGCGCCTAAATAAGCGGCCAAGTGCATCGCCCCATGCAAACTAGACGAACCGTAGACGAGGCTGTCAGCTCGTGGCGGGTTACGTGTGAAAGGGTTCCAGCTGGACCCTGGAGCCTGGTAAGAGTCCTGCGGGATGAGGCACACAGAATCCCAGCCCCCGCTCTGCCAAGGCTTATGCGTCACCGTGTCCCGCTCCAACGTCACCGCGATGCTCCCCTCCAACATCATGTCCAAGGCGACGTGATGGTAGTGACTGAAAACATAATCCGCTGTTAAGCCGATACTCGACGCAGAATAGTTAGCCGAAATGACTGTCTTACCGGCAAAGAAATGCGCGTCAACATAGTTTAGCGATGGGCCAGAACCCAACACCCAAACAGTGTCACCCTTATTCCGGTCCTTGAGCTCACTTAGGTCCACTAAAATAACCTCTCAGGAACGGCATCCAATACTCATCCCACACCGTGTCCACGTCAAAGGCGAGCGCAAACTTCCGGGCTGTCGCAGAGAAACCACGCTCAGACTTATACGCCTGAATCAGAGCAGACACGACAGAACCCATCAACGGAATCTGATAGAACGCCTTCTGAGGTTCATCCCAAAACGGTTGACCCTCGACCAAATAAGAATCGTCCGACGCCAAATCTAACGAAGCAGCCCAACCCGAAGCAATCACCTTAGTCCCACAACTTTGTGCCTCGATACACGGCACCCCAAAACCTTCCCCATAAGACACAGCCAACAAAACATCCGAGGCCGTATACATCGCAGCCAAGTCCTCCCGCGAATACCCGACCCGGAGCTGGTCACGATTAGCGAAGGTCACCTTATCCTTAGGCACACCACACGCCTTCACCAAGACACCTAAATCGAACCCGCCCGTAGTTGTCGAAGGGTCAGCGTGAATATACAAATGCGAGTCAGGGTAATCGTTCAAGAACATGGCAAACGCTAAAAGGTTCTCCGCATAAGCCTTCCGGTGAATCAAACCGTTAGCCTTATTCGCCGCAACAATTGTCACCAGGAACGTGTCGTCATTGATGCCCATAAACTCCCGCGTCGGCACACCCCGAAGCTTGTCCACACGCTTATACACGTTCGTGTCAATAGCATGAGGGATATAACTGGAATCTATATCCACCGAATCAAGCTGACGCTTCCCAAACGGGGACATCGCGACCGGGGTCACCTGCTCACGCTTCACGAACTGTGCCACACCCGGAGGCATCGTCACATGATCCAAAGGCACCCACGAAATGACCGGCACATCATCCGTCCACTTGTTAAACACCCAAACGTCATACAAGGTCATGATTGCGTCCTGCACCCCAACATGTTGCGCTTTGAAATGCTCATGCCAAGTCGTCAACACGTCTTGCGAATACGGTGCCACCCCGCGAGGGTAATGCGCCACATCACCATGCTTGGTTTTGATAGTCGACATCGACCCTTCAAGCCCATAATTGGACAGCACAGAAGTTTTCACCCCATGCCGGACAAGACGCTCCACCAGATAGTCACCCTGTTGGCCATAACCGGTCGGTGTCCCAGGGGAATTAGAAGCCAAAGAAATTAGGCCAGGTATTTTCTCGTAGGTTGCCATCACCCCATAATAGCGAAAACCCCCGCCGTGAACCTACAACACGACGGGGGCTTTCAGCCTAGGAACCTAGAGCTTATGCAAGCGCCAGGTACTTGATGTGTGCTGCACCGTTAGCAACGCCTGCGCCGATACGGTACACGAAGCGGTAGCCCGTGACATCGTTAGCGAAGTAAGCGTCAGCAGAGGTAGCGACCTCAAGGCCCGTGGTGGCAACCTTGACCGAAGGCCAGTGTCCAAAGAGAACAGCCTTTGCACCGGTTGCAATGTCAGCAACGGCAGGGTTCTCGTAGACAGGCATTCCGAGGATGGTCGAAGGACCACCGGCAACGACGTCAAGAATGTAAGCGCCGTTACCATCCTTCAGCTTACGGATAGCACCAAGGGTAGCGGTGTTCACCATGAAGCCTGCACCAGGAAGCATGCGAGCCATTCCATCAACAGAGAAGGCCAGCTCGATGAGTTCGTCAGCGGTGATTGCGTTGGTGGTGCCAGCGGTCACACCAGAACCAGCAACAGCAGTAACAGCTGTGTGAATCAGGGCGTTCGCACGGGTACCAATAGCAATACCAGCCTGCTCAGCCAAGTTAGCTTCGATGTCGAAACCAGCATCCATAACCAGTTCATTGCTGAGCTGAGAGATGAAAGCCTGCTTGGTTGGGGCGAGAAGAATGCTGGTGTAAGTCGCGTTGGACTCCGAAATTGCGGAACCTTCCGTGACCTCTGCAGCAGTCGAGTAACCAGACATCACGGGGATGCGAAGGTCGGCTCCGCTGTCGCGCGTGAAAACCTCAGACGTTTCGAGGTAAGGGCCAACCAGTTTAGCGAGCGCGAAAACTTTGTCCAGAAAGCTAACGGGAACAGTGTTCACAGAAGCAACCAATGCGCGTGTTTCGTTAGCTGCGAAGTGGTGTCCACGAACTTCTCCACGGGCCATGGCGCGGAAGATGTCAGCTGAACCAGCAGACGCCTCTTCTACGACCTCAAACCCACGGGCTGCCAAAGCAACTTCAGAGGCACGCTCTTCGGTCTTGCCGGCAACTTCGATGGAACGTGAAGCTGAATCAATGTCAGCCTCGATACGGTTAATCTTGTCAAGCTCGGCTGCATCAAGGCCACGGCTTTCAGACTCTGCACCGTCAATGACGGAACGGATCTGCATAACCAGGTTAGCCTTAAGCTCCTGCTGACGCTTTACAAACTCAGACATGTGAGTTTCTCCTTAAGTGGAATGAATATGAATAACGCGATCGCGTTGACGCAGACCACTCATCGGAGCGTTGACGCGTACCGACTACCTCTATTGTAAAACGTGAGGTGTCCCCTACTTCGTGGAGCTGTGGGGAATTGAACCCCAGTCCAACAAACCCCCGCGTGCGGATATAGTCTGCTGTCGAAACCATCCAGCCCCCCACCAGTTTACGGCAAAAGAAAACCCCCACTGCCAGAAAGGGGGACAGTGGGGGCGAACCCGCTCTAGCGCTTCTCAGCAGCCTTCAACACGCGAGTTTCTTTAGTCGGCTCCTCATCAAGCGCAACAATCGCACGCGCCCAATCATCGGCCAAATCCTTCACAACCCCAGACTCAGGGTTACCGGCAACCTTCAAAATTGCCTTCTTGATAGCAGCGTAATCAGCCATTAGAGTCCCATCAGTAGTTCGAGCTTCTTCTTCTTCAAAGCAAGCATGTCTAAAGAGTTGTCAACCGTAGGCTCCTCGACCGCTTCAGGTTCAGGTGCGAGCTCAGAAAGTACCTTCTCCAACAGTTGCCGGTCATCAGAAGTAATGTCGTCACCATTCTCAATCTTCAGCAAAGCATCGGCAAGCGCATCAGCATCAACCTGTGCGCGTTTCGCAATCTTGTCCAGACCGCGCACTGTGGCAGTCCCAGCAGTACCGCTATAAGCCGGAAAAGCTGTTAATGACACTTCGTGCAAACGGACAGACTTCAGCAGACGCTCAGTGCCCTCAGCGTTCCAAGAATCCCCACCACGGGCAGGCATAGAGAAACTGAAACTAAACCCGGTCACATCCCCACGCCTAACAAGCTCCGCAGCATCACGGCCATAACTTGTGTTCGCAATATCAGCGCTAACCCGTAAACCGCGCTCATCCTCAGTCAAAGTCAAAGTGCCGGCACGGGTTGAACCCAAAACAGCACCCGTGTCATGATTCCACAGAAACTTTATATCGTTACGGGCGCGAAGCGAAGAACGAAAAGCTCCAGCCTGAATCGTTTCCGTAAACCCACCCAAGTTCTCACTACGCGAATCAAACAGTGCAGCGTAACCCTCCAAGTGCATCCCGCTCGCATCCTCACGGATTTCAAACTCATCCACTTCAAAAATGCGGGTTTCCATCTTGCTCAAAGCATCGCCCTTCGCTCGTCCTTCATTCTCATCTTCAATCTTAGCAATGACATCATTAGCGACTTCTAAAAGCCTCGCCGCGTTACGGTCCGACAAAACCACCCCCCACAACGTGTTCCCCGTTTCGCGCAAAACGTCACGGACATCCACCCACATTGCAGGAGTCATGTTGCCCTGCGACACAGCCACAACATCAGGGGTCGGGTCGACCGCCCGCCTAGCAATAGCACGGAACCATGCGGGAGGCTCCAACCCGCGAACCTCGTCCACAAGCTCCTCGTCCAGTTCTTCCACAAAATCGTCAGGCATCAGCTCACCCCATAAACAGCGTCAGGGTTCTCAGGGTCAATCTGCGCCACCGGTTGCAACTGCGAAGAAGCCAACCCCGTGTGACTGATTGGCCCCAAACCGACAGAAGCCAAAGCCTCCGCCGGATCATAACCAGACAACACCAGAACCTGCGCCATCTTCACACGCTTCTCATCAGCGATGAGGTCGGCCGCGTCAATGTTCATGTTAGCCAAAGGCACCCGCACACTCGAAGCGGCTGGGTCCTCAATATCCGACAAGTCCTCCAACCGGCGCACATCATTGATCGTCAAGAAGCCAGCCTGCAAACCTGTGCTGTAAGCGCTCATCCTCGAAGCCAAGTCAGCCCGAGCCAACCCGTCCAAGTTGAACTTGATAAACGCGGTTTCACCCCCAGGGTAACGCGACATCAACGTCGAGAAAGCATCCTCAAGTTTCTGCACAATCGGGCGCAAAGTGTGTGTGATGAACTGCAAATTATTCTGCTCAACCGAAGCGTAAGTGGTTGTTCCCGGAATGTTCAGCATGTTTGCTGGGACGTTGAACGCACGAGCAACATCCTCCACAGCTAATCTGCGGGCCTCAATACTCTGCGAGGACTCAGGGTCGACCTGTGTGGTCTTGAACTTCGCACCACCCGACAGAACCCCTGTGCGGTGTCCTTTACGCCAACCCCGATGCTTAGAATCAAAACCGTTGCGAAGATTCTCTGCCTGCTCGGCGGTCAGGTTCTGATCGACCTCGATAACGCCCGACAAGTTGGTGCCCTGCCCAAAGAATGTGGCAGCGAACTTTTCTAACGCCAAAGCCAAACCAAAGTTTTCCCGCAAAGCCTCCACACGGGAAACACCACGCACAGTCCCAGGACGCAACACGTCAGGAATGAAAATCATTTCCTCTTGGTTTAGAGGCTTATCTTCACCCTCAATCTTGAACGTCAAACGGCCCTGCGGGTTACGCTTTACCGTCACCGTGCGAGGGTTCAACACAACAAGGTTCACAACCTCGCCGCGAGCGTTCGAGAAAATCCTGACAAACAAGTTGCCATCAAGCAACAAAGAAACAATCGCCGAGTTATAGAACGCGGTCCGAGGGAGCGCAATGTCAGGCTGTGACACCCACTCAGGGCGAGGACGGAAAGCCCTCCGCTGCCCATCGATGCGGATAAAAGAATCAAGTGGCAGGGTACTAATCGTGTCAGCAATCAAAGACACGGCAGAGTAAACAGCGTTCACCTGAAAGACGGTCTTAGAGTCTATCTGAGTATCAGACAAGTTACCGAAAGCTAGATCGTCCCCAGCCTCGAACACAGTCTGGAAGCTTATGGCTCTCTGCTCAAACAACTTATTCAGGACCAATTATTTTCCTAACGCGAAACCGACAACAAGAACAAAGACGCCCCCGACAATCAAACCCACAGGGATAGAAAACAACAAAGCCCCGGCCGTGATAGCGACCATTCCAACAACCTGCAAACTTGTAGCCATTTCCCCTACCCAAAGAACTCAGGAACCACTGCCTCTATCTTACCGGCAGAAGCGCGGTCAAGTGCCAAAATTGCAGCGACGGCCGCGTCAATCTTCCTGGGGCTGTTTGGGTTTTCCTTCTTGATATGCGGACCCGCAGGGGTCAGCTTAATTGCTGTGTTTCCAATATGCCTAGATAGCAACGGGTCCCCATCATGGATAACCCGCTTCTCCACCACCGTGTCAAAGAACCTAGCGCACGCCTTTATCATTCGTTGCGGAGACTGAGGGAACGCCACCACAGGCAAACCCTTATTCTCCAACACCTCCATCGACCGTTGCCAGCGGAAAGGGTCACACGCAATTTCACGGACGTTATGAGTCTGACAAAAGTCCATAATCGTCTGCTCCACATCCCCAATGTCAACACGCCAATCATCCGGGTCATGCTCTAAATCTTTCTCCCACGCCTTGACAAGAAACACCTTCACAGGGTCATCATTGGTGTGCGGGACAACAGCACCAACAATCACCGAAGCATCCCCGTTGTACGATCCGTCGAAGCCAAGTACAATCTCGTCATCCGGTTGTACAACAACGTCACCAGCGCACGCATCCCACGCCCCAGCAGGCAGCCACGTTTCAACACTCGACACCCACTGATTACACCGTTTGATACGGAACTCCGCTTCAGGTGTGCGCCTCAGAGCTGACTCAAAATCTGACTCAGCATTCAAATCACCAAAGCCAGGGTTCGCCTCATCCCATGTTTCCCGCAAACGGTGGTCACCCTCCGACTCCCACCACGCCATAAAAAAAGTGTCATCCTCCTCCTCACCCGAGGCAATGCGTTTCCCATAGTTGTACAAGCTGAACGCGATGCTGTCCTTACCGTTGCGATCGGAACGCACCCCGGCCGTAGTGATAGCAATCAACGTTGCGAGCTTCCCGCGGGCACCCATTGCCAGAGAGAACACGTCAAACAGTTCACGGTCAGGCTGCGCATGCAACTCATCAAAGATGACCGTCGTCGGCGACAAGCCCTCTTTAGTCACAGACTCCGCAGACAACACCCGATACACCGAATTGAACGACGGCAACTCGATAGCGTCCCGATACAGTTTCGTAATAGCCGACAGCTCCGGGCTGGCCTCCACCGTTCGCTTCGCATCCTGAAACACAATGCGCGCCTGCTCCTTCTCCGCAGCCACCGAATACACCTCAGCACCCTTCGGCCCCAAAATCAGTGAGTACAAACCAATCGCTGAACCGACCGCACTTTTTCCTGATTTTCTTGGCATGCCCACGAGGGAAACACGATTGCGCAGGCCGTCATCATCCCATGCGAACAAATGTTCGACAAGGTTCTTCTGCCAATCCCGCAACACCAACTTCGACCCAGCACGACCAGCAACAGAATCCTTAGTTACGCGCCCATACTCACCAATAAAGTCAGACACAGGCTCCATCTCACGGCCCCTAGCCAACGCCTCATCCGGTACCGACGTTAACCACTTAGGCGGCCAACTAGACGTCACGGTTTGCACGACGCTCCATCAACTCCTCAAGCTTCGACTTCGCCTTCACCTCAGCAACACCCAACCGGCTACGATCCGTAGGCGTAAACCCAAGCAACGACAAACCCGACTGAATAAGCTTTTCCGTTTCCAACAAAGACATGTTCAGCTTCCTATCCGCAGGGTCAGCCAACCACTCCTGCTTCAACACATCACGCCGGTCAAACAACTCACACACAACCTGCAACCACGCAACATCGGTGCGAGGGCTAACCCACAACTCACCGTCATCAAAGACAAGGTCCCACAACCTCTGCCCCGCATCGCCCAAAGGTGCAAGAGGTTCCCGACGCCCAGAGTAAAGAGTGATTGTGCTGTTATTACTAGGCATCGCACGCTTACCAGGGTTACCAAGCAAACGCTTCTGTTCTAAAGGCTTTGGAGGGTTAGGCATAACCAAAGTCTAGCAACCCCAAAACGTTCTGAAATGCGGGTAGAAAGAGAAGGC